TATATAGCCAGAGTTACCCGGCTAATGTAGTGAGAACACAAGTTCAAGAGAACTTGGCTCTACCCGTACGGTATCCTTCGACTTCGCCCCTAAGGGAGAAGCCGCGGGATGAAGCACCGTATAGGGCTCCAGCTAGTAATGGCCCGGGCAGGAAACACCCGTTTCCGTGGATTTTGACCTTCACAGGTCGCCACACACGGAAGTATCTGACAGAGGAACGTACTACATAGTTCCACCTGGTTTCATCCTGCGTGTTAATGCAGGTGTCGCCCAGTTCAGATGGTCCATAAAACGTACGGATAGGGTGTGGGAGCTCATCAATACAAGCTCTTTTCACCGCTTTCAAGGACACTTGGGAACCGAGGGCAGCAAGCCGCTCCTCGACTCTAGTTAATCCATTTACGAAAGCAATCCAAGTTGCGGGGTCAAAGGGTTCCTCTTTGACATAGTGCGCTCTTACGTCATAACCGTCGTAAAAGTCACCCCCACAACTCTCTCTAAAGGACCCAGTGGTAAAGGTCTTGCTCTGGTTAGGCGTAAAGCCAAAGTACCGTAGAGCAGAGAGTACGTCCGACGCAATCTCAGTGGGACAGATAATATCATCTCCGTAAACGCCAAAATCCATCGGCGTGAGAGTGATACCTTTGTTTCGGGCGCAAGCCCTGACAATGGCGGCGAACACGAGTGTTTCAAGCTCGAATGTAAAGCCGTTACCCATCGATGAGAATTTCTGCAAGTGACGCCATTTGCCTTCAACGTGAGTCGAGGGCGAGCGTAATGTGGACAGTAATTCGTACCACAAGTCGGGCAAGAACAGCCTGACTATCAGCTTGCAGACAGTGTCGCTAGCATTGGATAAATCAATCGTGCAAAGATGGCCCTTGCGAGAGGCTTCACGAGCTAACCAGCTGTGAAGGGTCTGACCCTTACGTAGGTCCAACCACCATTTGCGTTGAAGCACAGCCTTGATTCGAGCACCCAGCGCGAGCTGGTATGCAACATTCAAAGAAGGCTCAATCGCGATACCCCTGTTAGTTTTAGCATTCTTGCTAACAGAAGTAAACCGGTTCCCTTTTACGAGTTTCGGCTGCGAACGATTGTCATGACTTTCAATCAACCCCCGACACCATGCGGTGTCACGCCATATAGACATTAAGGAGGTGACCAAAGAGGTCATAGTAGGGCGGGAAGACATCTTGTGAATGGCTGAAACTTTGCCACCACGATCGCCAAAGGTGGCGCCAGGTCCATGTCGGATGTCGAGCACGTCAGGCAGCTCCCCTAGGAGGGCTGTCACATCTTTACGAATATCGGCAATAATGCCGAAGATCGCTTCGTCGTTGGGGTCCAGTGGATCGGACTCGTTATGGACGAAGTGTGAAAGGCGTGCGTTAGTCTGACAACACTGCATCTCTGCAGCATTGAAGGAGTTAAGCGCCGCTAATTCGAGATCGAAGCTTGTGGGCAAGCCCACGCACTTCCGCAAAAGCGAAGTTGCCGCTTCAGCCTTATAGTAGTGCAAGGCGTCACGGTACTGATCAGGAGAACAGGTCAAAGAAACGACCTGATCCCATTCCCCGTACTTGATTAGAGTCGCAACCGTAAGGCTGCGTGGGGAGTCCAGCGCGCTCATAAATCTGAGCACGACACTCTGGAAGGAATGACCTAGAGTGTGCTTTGACATTCTGAAACCTCTTTTCTGTTAAGGACCTACGAACGTGGTCGGATGACCATTAAGAACGCTCCGAGGAGCAATCCAACGAAGAAGGTCATGGGCAATGCTACGAGGGTTTCTACCGTCATAGCTTAGGTCGGCGCGAAGCCGGCTACTAAGGCCTGTTGCACCAGCGTGCTTTTCAGCAAGTTGATGCTCTGGGCGATTGCCTCAGCCGCAATCACATCAGGGACACCCTGAGGGAGAGCGGCAGAAAAGGTGATGGGCACGTAATTCACCACGGAAACCAAACCCGTGGTTGTGTCAGTGACCACCTGTGGATAGCGAAACTCGAAGTTGAGTCGTCGTGCAGACCGATCCCCATTCCATTTGGAAGTGAGACTCGCGAGCGGTTTCCCGTTGTTTTGGGTAGACGCCGTTTCAGAACGCCATTGGGCCGGGACGTTGTCCCCCGCGCTCGGAGTGAGCATGGAGTAGACGATATCGGTGGTGGTGTCAGCTTTCTTGACAGTAATATTGGCCATTGAGGGCATGTTAGCTCCTAGTAGGTTGGGTCAGAAACTGACCTTGGGGGTGAAATGTCTTAATGGGCCTGTCAGCGACCGAGCTTGATCTTACGATCAAGTTTGTCAAGGACAGGGATAAGTTTTTGAGCGATGAGAGCAGTTTCGGTTGCCTGCTTCCACAGCCCATGTGTGTACTGAATGCCGCGAGGGATCTTGAAACTAGGAACCCCAAGCGTTCGACTTACTTGGACTGCCCGACTCTCACGCCGATAAGAAGGCGTGTAAGCGTTAGGTCCCGAATCAGTAACGTTCCAAAACGTCGTGGTGAAGGCATCTAAAACTTCTAGACCCGTAAAATCGGTCCAGGACTGCAGGTACTTCCCCACAGGCACAAACCAATCTAACACGAAGGAGAGTGGAACCGCATCGTAAAATACGTGCGCTGGGTTGTCAAGACCCAGTTCATGGAGGAGGAGTAAGTTAGGGTTCGTGCAACGAACGCGCAACTGATGTCTAACGCCAACTTGACCCACAAGTTTCACCTTTGGGTAAGTCGAGTCAATAAACACGTTGTTAAGTTCGAAGTTCACCCGTCCTCGCCCCACACAGGTTGTAGCTGGGGGTGTATTGCTTAGCACCTTGATGGACTTTTGAATGTCCTCCACGAGCGGCAGCACCCCGAATTGTAGCTCCAACCATGCATTAGCCGTATCACCGGCATGATTCTTAGCTCGGTTTCCGCCCTTGCGGGCTTTACGCCTTGCCTTGGTCACCGGGTTGGTCTTATCGACGCCCGTAATGCGATTTCCCTTGTAGCCCCGTTGGTCCTTGACGTGCTGAACACCCCTTTCGGGGTTAAGTCCAGCAGCCTTGAATGCACCGGCGTAATCGTACCTGTTAAGGGCACGGGCTACTCGTAGAATCTGACCCAAGCGACTAGCAATCATCGCGAAGGTCTTCTTCCTATCAACCATCGTCAGAGCCAAGGAGGCCCGAACGTCGGTCACTTCATACACCAACTTGCCATAGGCTTTGTTGGAGGCTAGTGTCCGATAATAGTCGAAACGCCCATTGCCAATGCTGGTACTAGCGAAACTGCTATCGCTACCAACAGTGTCTTTGGGAGGGACAGGAACTCTAACCCGCGTCATACTGAACGGATTTGGAGCGTTCGTACGAGGTTTCTGGATCACATAAGTACGTGACCCATGTCCTACGCGAACATTGCGACCTGCCCAGTTGCCATATTGTAGTACGGCAAACAGTTCAGGCTCCTGTTTAGATACAGTGTAGCTTGACATCTCAGCTCCTTGTTAAAGGGAGCAGAGCGCTCCACCATGATCTCATGCTACCCCCACCGGTGGATACCAGTGAGGCACGAGAACAGAACCCGGCATGAAACACCGGATGGCTTACGCCGAGGGACCCCGCG